CTACCGGTTACCCGGCGGCGTGGTGAGAGTTAACCTTCAAGAGAAGGCCACTCTACCCGTACGGTACCCTTGGATGTCGTCACGAAGACTCCACCCTCGGGATGAAGCACCGTATAGGGCTCCAGCTAGTAATGGTCCGGGTAAGAAACACCCATTCGGATTCAGACGGCCAACCGGCCGCCAGACCCGGAAATACCTGATAGAGGAACGAACCACAACGTTCCACCTCGACTCGTCACGTGTATTAATAACGAGATCGCCGAGTTCAGGAGGACCAAAGAATGTACGGATTGGTGTCGGGAGCTGGTCTAAACCAGCCCTCTTCACCGCCTTCAAGGACACCTTTGAACCGAGAGCGGCAAGCCGCTCTTCAACTCTAGTGAGTCCATTTACGAAGGCAATCCAAGTTGCGGGGTCATTGGGTTCTTCCTTGACATAGTGAGCTCGTACGTCGAAACCGGCGTAGAAATCACCACCACAACTTTCTCTAAAAGACCCAGTAGTAAAGGTCTTCTTCGGGTTAGGCGTAAAGCCAAAATACCTCAGAAGAGAGAGTACACTGCACGAGATCTCCGTGGGACAGATAATATCATCTCCGTAAACCCCAAAGTCCATCGGGGTGAGAGTGATACCATGTAGCCGGGCGCAAGCCCGGACGATGGCGGCAAAGATGAGCGTTTCAAGCTCGAACGTATAGCCGTTACCCATTGAGGAGAATTTCTCAAGGAAATGCCACTTGCCATCAACCAAGGTCGATGGTGAGCGCAGACTGGACATGACATCGTACCAGTCGCTCGGCAGAAAGAGCCGAACTAAAAGCCTTGAGACCGTGTCGCTAGCATTGGATAAATCAATCGTGCAGAGATGGCCCTTGCGAGAGGCTTCACGAGCTAACCAGCTGTGAAGGGTCTGACCTTTACGAAGGTCTAACCACCATTTGCGTTGAAGAACACCCTTGACTAACCGCCCCAGCGAAAGCTGATAGGCGACGTTTAAGGATGCCTCAATCGCTATACCACGATCCTTAACAGCATCTTTAGGAACCACGGTAAACCTATTGCCTTTAACGGTTTTAGGCTGCGAACGATTGTCATGACTAGCCATCAACCCCCGACACCATGCGGTGCCTGCCCATAAGGGCAGTAAGGCGGAAGCAAGCAAAGTCATAGTAGGACGGGAAGACATTTTGTGAATGGCCGAAACTAAGCCACCACGGTCGCCAAAGGTGGCGCCAGGTCCATGCTTGAGGTCGAGCACATCTGGTAACT